TTTAATTTGGCGGATTTGGATATGAATAATCCAGATCATAGAAAAATTTATGGCGAAGCCAAAAGGCTTGGCAAAATCTAACTTAGCCAAAAGGAGATAATCACATGGCAAATTCAGCATACGCATCAGGCTTCAATTTAGACGCAATGATGGTACCGGTTCGTGCGGCAACCGTATATGCCGCACAAGAGACAAGTTTATACCTACCAGGACAAATTGTACCAATCGTACAGGTACCTGCAGGTTCAGCAACAGCACAAGTTCCATTAATGGGATCAGTGACTGCTACAGTAATCAGTACAGAAGATGTTGGTGGTTCAGGTAACCCACAAGACTTTGACACTGTATTACCAAGTGACACAAAAAGAACAATTACACTAGACCTACACGCTGCTCGTACAGTGCTTCGTGACCTAGGTGGAATTGATACTGCCGATATGGGTAGAATCTTAGGTAACGCAATTGCTACAAGTTTTGACAAAGCAGTTACAACAGAGTTCAAAAACTTAACAACACAAGAAATCACAGCAGGTAACTTAGATACTGATGAGATTTTTGCTGCTGTTGCAACAATCCGTGGAAACGGTGAAGGTGGACAATTGTACGGTATTGTATCAACAGATGCATACGCAAACCTAATGAGTGCAATTGGTTCTAACGCTTTCGCAGGTGGTGAATTCCAAAACACAGCAATGAGACAAGGCTTTTTTGGAAATATCGCTGGCGTACAAATGTATGTCAGTTCATACCTAAATAACACAGACATGGGTGTTTCAAACAATCCAAAATGTGCTATTTTCTCTGCAGACGCAGTTAAAGCAGCAATGCAAGGTGGTGTAAACATTGAAGTAGCCAGACGTCCGGAAGCAGTGGGCTTTGATATCGTAGCGAGTGCAGCTGCTGGTGCTGAAGCAATTGACGGCTCTCGTGGTGTTCTAATTATTGACGCTGCTTAATAGCATTATAAGTTATGAGTGTGGTTTATGCCCTTAGGCCACACTCGTTTTAAAGGAGAACAGAATGGCTATTTTTACAGAAGATGATATTGTAGAATATTTTCCAGATCTACATAACTATGGGATCCAGGACTTCAACGATTTCATTGCTAAAACAGAAGAAGACATTCATAGGCTCCTACGCATTGAATGGTTCCCAACATTGCGAGTAAGCAGTGGTGATTATGAATCAGACAGAGTGAAAGAAAGTCAACTCACTCGTAGTGCAGTTTACTATTGTTTGTACAAGTACATCTTACCACAACTCACACAATGGGCAGTGGAAGGCGATAGTTTTCAAACACAAATTGAATTCTATAAAAACGCATTTTTTGATGAATTTGATCTTACAAAGCGTGAATTGTTTTACGATTGGAATGATGACGGAACTTATGATGAATGGGAAAGAGAACTACAACCAAGTCAAAGGTTAGTTAGATGAGTAAGCGTAACGATATTACAAACAATATTGTAACTGTGCTTACAGATTCTAGTGACCCAAAACCGTCTTATGTAACAAGAGAGGTAATAGAAGTTGAAAAATTGGCTAGAGCACAATTTCCAGCAGTGGTGGTCAAAAGTGGTGACGAAACACGAACAGAGTTTACCATGGGCAGTCCTGCTGGCAGTCGTAGGGCTATTTTTAATGTTATTTGCGATTGTTATGTTACTGGTACAGACATTGATCGCCAGCGTAATGATATTGCTGAAAGAGTTGAAGAAGCTCTGGTTGCAGATATTACACGCGGTGGCAATGCACTAGATACAAGATTGACGGAGTTAGCAATTGATGAAGCCATTGATACAAGATTTGGCTTAATTAGTTTAACCTTTGAGGTTGATTATATCTATACTAGAGGAGCGGCGTAATGAAAATTACTGACGGCAAATGGATCCATGATACAACATCATGGTCTGATAAAAAAATTAAAAGTTATCTTGATCAAGGTTGGGTTCATACAGACTCAGAATCTAAAAGCCCTTCCAAGAAGAAAGATATTTCAATGACAGTAGAAGCAACTGTCGTAGAGCCAACAGATTTAAAGGAGAACAACGATGGCTAACACAATAGTAGGTAAGGCTGGTTTGTTGCAAATTGGTGATTCAGGTGGTACATCACCTGTAGATTTACTTGAACTTACAAGTTATACAATTGATACAACTCAGGATACTGCAGAAACAACAGCAATGAATGGTTCCAGTGGAACATCATATGCAAGAACCTATGTACCAACCCTAAGCAGTTTCAGTGGTAGTGCAGATTTTATTCTAGAAGGTGATTTAACAGGTACTCCACAGTACTCTGCCATTGACAGACTAGATTTTAAAACAGACAGAACTGTAGGAAGTATTTTACTATTTCCAGAAGGTAACGCAGCAAGTAGTACAAAAATTAGTGGTGATGTAATTATCACTGGTGTAAGTATTACAGGTAGTTTTGATGGTGTTGTAACAGGTAGTGTTACATTCCAAGGAACAGGCGGTCTAACTTACGCTACTGCATAATAACATGATAAAGATTAATGTCGTTGGTAAAAAACTCAAACCTGCACTACAAAGGCTTGAGCAAAAACAGTTAACAGCGTTAACCAACGACATTTTTCGCAGTGTTAAAAACCTAACACCAGTTAAAACTGGTAATGCAAAAAGAAGTTGGAGATTGCTTCGTAGGCGTTATGGTAATTTAATCCTTAATAGGGTAAAGTATATTGGAATATTAGACCAAGGTTCAAGTAAACAAGCGCCAAGAGGTATGACCCGACCAACATTTGAAAGATTAAGAGCAAGG